TCCTTCTTCAACATCGGCAGCTTTTTTCTTTGCATCAGCAACGGCTCTATTGAAATCCCATCTTGGCTGACCCCATGACTCATATCCATAATTGTCTGGATTAAGACCCATGGAACTTATTAGTCCCTTGGTTTGTTCTTGCGCTATTTTGTCCTGTCCATTATTCCCAAAAAGCCAACCCCCAGGGCGTTCTGGAAGTCCAGATGACTCGCCTCTATACCAGCGTACTCTTGCTGTTTGTTCTGGGTATCTGTCTTGCCAACTAAGCGCAGCATCAATGGCACTCCTAATTTGATTTGCTGTCATCTCTGCCATATTACGCCTTTAACTCTGGACTACCAATATTCGTGCCAATCGTGCCATAGAAATCAAATGGTCCTGGTTGACGGTTGAACGCCACATTCTGTTCGACTGAGCTATAGGGTGAAGCACCATACAAACGCTCGAACTGGCGGGTCATCTGATCGCCTAATCCACGATTCAAGGCATACGCCTGTGGGCTTTGTTCATACGACCTACGCAATCCTTCCAGCGTGCGTTGCGGTCCGTACTGCCGTTCTAACTGCATCCCAGCCTGCACGCCTGCCTGCTGGTCTAGGGCTGATAGCTGGCGTTCTAGGCCACGCTGGGCTGGCATATATTGCAGGCGAAGCTTGTTTTCAAGTGCCGCCATCGCTGGGGCTTTCTCGATGTAGGTATCAATATTAGTTCTGTACGCAGCAGCATTTGCCTGCGCGACCGCTGCTGGATCGGGCGGAGGGGGCGGTGAAGGAATAGAAGGCGATCCACCCATGGTGTTAAACCCTAGCCTTTCGCATGAATGTCATATAGTCATAACTCCTTGGTTTGCCAGAACGATTAAAGGTGATCCGCTTGCGAGGACCGAAGCGTTGCCAAAGCAACAACAGCAAGCAATTCAATGATTTAGCACCCTTTGAGGAGATAGTCAAATCGACAAACACATTCTCGCCATCTTCGCTATGCACATAATGATTAGGCTCTTGCCCATCCTTTATGCACCTAGCCAAAGCTACCCCAGCAATCCCATCCTTATCCTCGACTACGCCAACCATGCCCTGCTTCTCAAACCAGCCAAACCATTCAGCCAGGTTAGGCCACATGGCCTCTGGAACACCGCTTTGCTCAATGTACTCAACAGCCGTCATATCGTTTGCTGGATCTGGACTGTGTCTGGATTTGCCGCAGCCGTGATCTGGCGAATAGCCATCTTGTTTGCTGGCGTGGAAATCTTGATGTTGAGCAACCGCCACTTCTCATACTTGCGCAGATCGCTGGCAAGCTTCTTTTTGACTGATGTTGGGAGGACGGCTGGAAGCACGAATGGGAGTGTGAGAACTGAACTTGCAATATTGATGTTGGATGCAACGTCAATATCACCAACGTCAATGTCACGCTGGATTGCTACAGTAGCATCATTTGAAAACGAATTGTCAAAGATGACCTCGAAATAGCTTCCATACTTTAGCGAGAAAGGATCACCAAAGTTAAAGTCTTTGGTGCGCACATAAGATTCGTAGTCAGTGCCAGCGTCTTGATAATCTGCGGATGTAGTGCCAGCTGGAGACTTGTAACCAGCATACTTCTCGATGATGCCATTGGTCTTTTTGAACATTGCCCTAGAGCCTTCTTGATTGAAGTTCGTGAGCGTAAACTGCATAACCTGCGGACTCCAAGTTCCCTCGAATGCTCCAAGAGCAGTATTGTAAACCAACAGCGTATCGTTGTAGTCATTCGATCCAGTAGGTATGGCAAGGAAGTAGCGATTATCGTAGTAAATTGCAGTAGCCACCCTAATAGAATCCGTATTGATACTCTGGATCACATCCTTGACTATCTCTGAAACTGGTATGCCAACTGAGCTAAAGTCATCCGCTACAGACCGAACAAGCGATCTGATGCCGTTATCCGATAAGAACAGAATGTCGCTGCTTACTTGTACCGCAGTGCCAGTTGCCACGCATCCAGTATTATTTGAAATGATCGAAACAATCCAGTCCGCACCAGACGTAGCATCGCTAGGAATATCAACCTGAAACACTCTGCGCTTCTTGAATACGATCAGCCTATTCTTGTAGTAAGGCACAACAGCCGTAATCTGATCGCCGTCATCGCCGTTGACAACGATGCTGTTGGTTGATGCCCACACAGAGGGATCGAGAATGTCAGAGGCGTAAAGCGTGTTTCTATTCGCACCAGAGCCAACGCCGAACAGTCTGTTCTCAGCGTTGACCAAAATCCTAATACCCGCTGGAGGCGCGCTGACTGTTGCCGTGGCCGTAGCACCAGACCCATTTCCAATGATTGTAACAGTAGGTGCGGTTGCGTAGCCAGACCCACCATTAACAACCGTAACGCCAGTAACAGCACCTCCAGCCACCAGCGTAATCAATTCTGGCATTGTCCCGCCAAGCGTTGGTCCAGTAATGACTGCAGTTGCGCTGGTATATCCAGTACCGCCATTTGTTACTGTGATTGCCCTAACCTTGCCGCCCTGCCTCTCAACCGCAGTTCCATCCCAAAAGTGTAGGTCGCTATCGGAATCAGATATAAACATCTTGTCAACAAACTGTGCAAAAGATACCTCAATGTCTTCGGCCACGCTGTAGCCGTCACGCCATTGGCTGGTGGCTGCTGTCCAAGTTATGTTTGTATTATTCCATTGTTGATACCCAAGGTGGACTGTTGCGCTTCCATTTGACTCAATGCTGTAAAATCTTCCACCAGTAACAGTAAGCAATTGCTGGTTTGCGGATGTTTCGTAATACCGCATCCCTCCAACTGAAGTTACCGCGCTGGTTGCACCAGTTGCAAAGCTTGTTGCCCCAACGCGAGTTTCAAGATTACCCTTTGGCGAAAGGGTCATATTGTACAACTCTTGGACTTGGTTCTCGGCTAGTAGGTCGGATTGCAGACCGCTGGCTTGACCACCAGTAAAATTGCGTATTCCGTCAAAGGACAGAACATCGTCCAAATTGTCGGAGTAGTACAAGGCAATGCCTCCTTTACGCCGAGAACATTTCTTCTATGGTTAGCTCGCCAAGACTCTGTGGTGTGATCTGCTTCACTCCGCCAACCTGGCTCAACTCGTAGTTAGCCATAGCTGCAAGGTCAGAGTTAGCAGTCTGCGTGATGGCTTGCGCCTTGGCATACTGCCGTTCACGCTCTAGGGCATCGGAATGGGTTAAGGCTAGAACCAAGTGATGAACGTGGGGTAAGCGAAGTTCGTCATCAAGGGCAGCCTGGGATGGAGGAAAGTCAACAATGATGTTTGTGCGGGTAAGGCATTTCAACTTCTCCACAACACGCAATGGGATTGTGCCAGATGTGGCAAGCCTTGGGTAAAGGTTTAGCTGTGCAACGCCACTGCTATTCCTGCCAGTAAAATGGTATGTATCTGGATCTCCAGTACGAGCATCATCAAGCAAGCCTGGATCTTGGCTTACAATCGTAGCCAAGTCAATTGGGTCAACCTCTGCATCGTTATAAGCAACCGAAAGAGGTGTCTCGACATTAGTTCCTAGCGTGATCTGCCTGTTTGTTCCAACTGAATAGGTCGAGTTGGTGACAGTCTCACGCCAAGGTGCAAAGTCCCATACGCGCCGATAGGCTAGGCTTGCGGCCTTCTGCAAGAAGGTAAGCGTATCCGAGTCGGTCTTGCCAACCTTCTCGCCTGCATATTGGGCGATTTCAGTTAGGGTCATTGATTACTCTTGGTCTGGTAAAAGCGGAGTGTTGCCTTCGGCAAGCCATTTCAGATAGGTTTGGTAGTCGGTGTTGGCGGGGTCGAATGGGATATATGCGTTGTCAGATAAACGCTTTACCATGCTAGGTATTTTTGCAATTGTATCGTTAATTAGTTTATACATATCAAAGTTCCGCTAATGCAGTTGAGTGGATTGAATATGCACCACCAGCTAAAACAGATCCAGTTCCACGAACTCCGAATCCATTTTGTCCTATATTTTGCACTGATGCTGTTGGTCTTGCTCCTGCTTGATCGTTAAAATCAGCAGATGCGTTATCTGGAGAAAATGTAGTAATTGTTGGATTAGCTCTCATCGTAACTGGCAATTGAGCAAATACAGAAAATGAAACATTTGTAGCTGGTCCAAAACTTTGCAATGCTCCAAATCCGCCAGCAGTTTGCGCTGGAGCAGTTGCTTGATTAAAAGTTTTCCAGAAATACCTCTGACATAACGCCAACTCAGTCCCAATCGGCCTGCGCTCGAAATCAGTTGCAGTTGAGCCTGCTTCGAGTTGGACATTATCAATCGTCCAAGTTCCGCTGGTTTGCGCTCCAACTGTGAATACAATTTCAATTCCAGTAGTAGCTGCTGATGGAACTGAGATTTGTGCGCTGTATGTCGCAAGGCTAGATGTAACAGTAAATGTTCCAGTAGCTATTTGAGTGCGGGTTGGGCTGGCTAGTGTGCCAAAAGCATCTGCTGTGGTGGCATAGAATGCAGTCCAAGTAACTGTGCTTAATAAGCTATTGGCAAGCTGAACAGACAGAGTGGCTGTTGAGCCAGCAAGATTGAGCGTATTGGTTGCTTCAAGCCTTGTTCCAAATCCAATGGCAGTAACGGACGCAGCACCAGTAAAACGATAGGCAAACTCGTTTGGGGTAGTGCCAGCAACACGCTGACCAGTTACGTTTGCACCTGTGCAATATCCGTAAAAACGATCTACCGAGTAAGCTAAGGCAGCAGCATCGGTAAAGGTCTGACTCGCCCCCGCATTTCTCTGATCAATCCGCATATCACCATTGATGATGCGGTTGCGGAAACCAGTTAAACCACTTGTAATTGCAGCCGTTCCAGTGCTTGTGACTTGACCCTTTGCATTGATCGCAAGAACAGGAACAGATGTTGCCCCACCATAAGTTCCCAAGGTCGCACCAGTAGTGCCAAGAGTGCCTGTTCCCTGGCTGATCGTGAAGTCACCAG